GCTAATTTGTATCTAGATAATATGGAAAAACACGGTTTTGAACAGGTGGATGTAGTACAACGTGGCGATGTTATTTTAATACAAGTAGGGGCTGACGTACCTAATCACGCTGCAATCTATTTAGGGGATAACTGGGTATTACATCACTCTCCTAAGCGATTATCAAAACGAGATTTATATGATGGTTATTGGCTTAAACATACACACAGCATTTGGAGATACCAACAATGGCAACAATTAAACTTTACGGCAATCTTAAACGATTTGGCACTGCCATCGATTTAGCGGTGGAAGACACCGCAGAAGCAATCCGCGCCTTGTGCTGCCAATTGGTCGGTTTCCGGCAAGCCTTACAGCAAGGGTATTACAAAGTGCGGATTGGCAAACATCTGGTCACCACCGCATCACTGGAAAAAGATATGCTCTACAAATTAAACGATAACGCCGTGGTGCATCTCACGCCGGTGATTAAAGGGGCGAAAAGTGGCGGTATTTTCAGTGCAGTGTTAGGTGTTGCCTTGATCGGTTTGGCATTTTGGAACCCGTTAGGCTGGGCAGCGGTTGGCGGAACCGGATTATTAGCCGGTGCGGCACAAATGCCATTAATGTTAGGTGCAGCAATGTTGTTGGGCGGTATTTCACAAATGTTAGCCCCTCAACCGAAAATGGGCAGTGTCGGCACAGAGCAAGAGAAAAAGCAATCCACCTCGTTTAGCAATTTGGGTAATTTGTCGGCACAAGGGCGACCGGTGCCGTTAGCTTATGGGGAAATTTTAACCGGCTCACTCATCATTTCACAGGGGATTGAAACCTACAATGTGGATGAAGAGATGAAAAAGAAAACCGAACCGAAGAAAGGCAAATTTAGAAAAGGATAATTAAGATGGGAAAAGGTGGTGGTGGCGGACATACGCCGTATGAAGCACCGGAAAGCGGTCGCTCAAAACAACGGATTAAAATTGTTGAAGTAATTTCCGAAGGAGAAATTCAAGGTTTAAAAGACAATGTCAAATCGATCTATCTAGATAAAACGCCGATACAGAACGCTAATGGCAGTTACAACTTTAAAAATATGGAGTTGCAAGGCACAATCGGTTCGCAAGATCAAGCGATTATGCGAGGTTTCAACACCTCAGAACGTGAAATTGGGGTTGGTGCTGAAGTGAAGCAAACGACCGCACTGACTCGCACGGTGACCGATGCCAAAGTCACAAGGTTGCGTTTAACGCTTGGTGTACGCAGCTTGTTTCAACAAAAAGATAACGGTGATACGGTGGGTGCGAGAGTGGATTTGTTGGTTACTGTAGGCGAGCAACAATATCCAATCCATTTCAATGGAAAATATAGTAGTCAGTATTTGCGACAAATGGTGATCGATCATCTTCCAGCAGTACCATTTCAAATTAAAGTAGAGCGATTAACTGCCGACAGCGAAAAACAGCGGTTACAGAATGCGACGATTTGGTCAAGCTACACCGAAATTATCGATACCGAATTTGCCTATCCGAACACCGCACTTGCCGGCATTATGTTTGATTCGGAGTATTTTTCCAACATTCCTCAGCGTAATTACTTGGTGCGTGGCATTAAAGTGAAAGTGCCAAGCAATTACAACCCGATTGACCGTAGTTACAGTGGTTTATGGGATGGGCGTTTTAAGGTGGCGTGGACGAATAACCCGGCGTGGATTTTTTACGACCTCTTAACCAACAAACGTTACGGAATGGGGCAACGTTTAGGCGATTTTAACGTGGATAAATGGGCGTTATACGCGATTGCGCAATATTGCGATGTGTTGGTGCCGGACGGCTTTGGCGGCACAGAGCCACGAATGACCTGCAACTGTTGGTTGACTGAACAGCGACAAGCCTATGACTTAATTAACGACTTAGCTTCCATCTTTCGGGCAATGCCGGTGTGGAATGGCCAGCAACTCACTGCTATTCAGGATCGACCAAGTGATCCCGTGTGGACGTACACCAATGCCAATGTGGTCAACGGCGAATTTGAACGCAGCTACTCCGCGTTAAAAGCACGGCATAACATTATCCACGTGGAATATCTCGACAAAAACGATTTTTACGAGAAAAAAATTGAGTATGTGTCGGACGATGAGGCGGTGAAACGTTACGGTGCGAACGTGAAAAAGGTGACTGCCTTTGGTTGCACCTCGCGTGGGCAAGCCTACCGCTTAGGGCGTTGGATTTTAGAAACAGAAAAGCTGGAAAAAGAAACCATCACTTTTTCTGTCGGGCGTGAAGGCTTAATGCATTTGCCAGGTGATATTATCCGTGTTGCTGATAATCATTATGCAGGCACGGCAATTGGTGGGCGAGTGTTGGCTGTGAAAGGGCGTGAAGTAACGTTAGATCGGGAAATTGACGTAAACGGCGCAAGTTATTTCAGCTATATTAATGCCGAAGCGAAACAGCAGACTATCAAAATTCAAGCCGTTAATGGCAGCATTATCACCTTAGACAGCACTCCAACCGGCTTAACCGAATTTGGCGTGTGGTCGTTGGCAACCTCGGCGGTGCGTGGCGGATTGTATCGCGCGGTGTCGATTAGCGAAAATGAAAACGGCAGCTACACCATTACTGCCTTGCAACACGAACCCCAAAAAGAGGCGATTGTTGATAACGGTGCGCATTTTGAAGCGGTGTCGAAAACATTATATTCCGCGCCGCAACTCACCGATGTGGTAATTAACACCGCCAGTGGCACAGGTGCGGTGATCAATGCGGAAGTGACCGCCGGCAATGCGATCATTACACGTTATGATATTTTGATTTATCAAGGCGAAAAGCTGTATCAAAGCTATATTGGGCAAAAAACGGCAGAAGTGAAATTAGATAATCTGCCGAATGGCGAATATAGTGTCATCATCCTTGCTAAGGATGAAAAAGGTCGAGTATTAAGTGAAAAGACAAAAACCTTTACCATTGACCGGCCACCGATTCCGACCGGTGTTGTGGTCAGTGGTGGCATTGAAAACATTCTGATTGAGTGGGATTATGTGGATGAGTTCACGCAAACAGAAATTTATTTTGCGACCGAAGACGACTGGATGGCGGCAAAACGCTTAGTGAAAGTGAGCGACAACCGAATGTATGCGCACACCGTTGCACCGAACAGTGTCTACTATTATTGGCTGTGTCATACACGTGGACAAAATGTGGGGCCGCTGTACCAAATGCAAGGCTTGCGCGGCGAAACCAGTGCCGACATTGAAAAAGCCTTGAATGAATTGCAACAGGAGCTAAGCGAAAACGTTGTCAATGAGGTGATCGACACCGGCTTTGCTGCACGAGGTTTGGAAGCGGTGAAAGTGGTGGAAACGCTCGGCAATGTGGCGCAGTTTCAACAGGTTAACCTGATCTACAATTTAGCGGATAAACGTTTTTACACTTGGAATGGGCAGCGTTACGCCACGATGGAGATTGACAACATCACGCCGGATCAAATCAATGGCGTTATTCCGGCGGAGAAACTCGCACGCATTCCTACACAACAATTAAGTGGCACCCTCAGTGCCAGCCAAATCGCTAGCAACAGCATTGGCACCAACCATCTACAGGCGGCAGCAGTCGGCACACAGCAATTAAGAGCGAATGCCATTACTGCAGATAAACTGGCTGCCAACAGCGTGACCACCGGCAGCATTCAAGCTGGTGCGATTCGGGGAACACACATTGCCGCCGGCGAATTGACAGCGGACAAATTGGCGATTGGCTTAGGCGGTAATCTGCTCTATAACCCGATTTTTGCAAATAATGCGGACGGCTGGTCGTTATATCAAAACACGAATGTGGTCAATGCCAACAGCGGCATCAATATTAACAACAACAGCGAAGGCAACTGGCAAGGCAAAGAGTATCTCGCCGGTGAAAATCAATACCGTTGGCAACCCTCAATGAAGAGTGCCACTTTGCCGGAACAACGCTTTGGCGGCATTTATCAAGATATCAAATTGGTTGCCGGCAACTGGTATCTGTTATCCGGCTTTGTGGCGGCTCACAGTGGCTATGTGAGTGTGAACATTGAGCCTCAAAACGGACTGAAGCTTGCCAATGTGAGCCGGAGTTATAGCGGTGCCGGTGTTGGCGACACGTCAATGTCCAGTTATACCAACGGCTTACAAGACACCACCCGCATTTGGATGAAGTTTCAAGTGACTGCCAGCGGCACGGCACGCTGTGTTTTCGGTCAGCATAAAAAAGCCAATGTGGACAACACGTTCACCGTGTTACGCCGCCCGATGCTGGAAGAGTGTACGCAATATACACGCGCACCTAGCCCTTGGCGCCCGACCGGTGTGACCGTGATCCACGGTGGCTCGATCAAAACCGGCACCGTGATCGCGGAGAAGTTGGCAGCCAACTCGGTCACCACGGAGAAAATCACTGCCGGTGCGGTCAATGCCAGCAAGATTGCGGCAAACGCCATCACCTCAAACCATATTGCCGCAAAAACCATTTCTGCCGATAAATTGAAAGTAACCAATTTATCTTCGATTAGTGCGAATTTGGGTAAGGTTACGGCAGGTACGATTACTGGTACTCGTATTGAGGGAAACACCATTCAAGGCGGTACTATCAATGGCACGACCATAAACGGCACCACCATTAATGGCGGCACAATTCGTGGGGCAAATATAGAAGGGGTCACGGTACGAGCAGAGAATATTATTGGGGATGTGGTGAAGGTTTATAGCAGTAGAGTTATCGAAACGAAGCGGGGTAAAGCACCTTTTGAATATTATAGCTACGCTTATCCTAATATTGTTATTCCGGCAGCAAATCGCACACGTAGCGCGGTTATCTCGCCTATTGTTCTAGTGGCGGCGGGTGAAAATGGTTACTACACCGCAAGAGGCGGCGATAAAGAGACGTATCATCCTCCACGATCGAGTTCAAAAAGCCTCACCATATTGGTAAATGGTAAAGAGTTGGTGAAAGGAACAGCCTACACGCCGAACGCGGCGGTATCCGCTACAGTAATCTCTGAATCCTTTATCATTCCCGCTAATCAACATACGGTCGTTTCTTTCAAAAATGGTGGAAACATAGGTGGCTCGATTACGTTATTTGTGCAGCAGGTTTGAATACCTTATCACCCTAATCTTATCATCGTCACAATGTTGCGCAATCAGGCACAACATCATCACGGCGATTTTTATTTCAACGAAAAGAAGGAAAACACAATGACAACATTTAATAAAATCTTAAAACCCGTTTATTCAGCTATCGCCAACTATTCCACCTCAGATGATGGCGCCATTAATGCCAAATATGTGCTTGGCTTCGGCGAAGATAGTGAAGGAGAACTCATCGACTTTGTGCCGATGATTAGCGAATATAAATATATCGATCCGGAGGCGGCAAAAATGCTGACGGAAAAACCACTTACGGAGGAAGACATTGGCAAAACACCGAACGAAATTATGCTTGTTCGCATTTATCAGCATTTAAAAGCCACCGAACAGATTGTGGCATAGATTGTGGAAAATCAAATTAAAGCAAAACCCAGTCATTAGGCTGGGTTTTTTATTAGGAGAACTTATGGATATTAAAGATCTTAAAATTTATCGAGGTGATGACACGATTTTCACTGTACGAATTGAAGACTTACCTAATTTTAGTGTGCAAGAGGCTGAATAAAAAATGACGATGAAAAGTAACGTCGGAAATGAAACGCTGACATTATCCAATGAATCAGGTTCAATTTTGGTGCTTGATGATTTCACAATGCAACTGATATTCAGCCATAACTTAACAAAAAATGTTAAAGCGGTACGTTGGCGTTATGACTGTCAGATGCGAAAAGCAGGGTGTGTGCGAACCTTATTTGCAGGCAAAATAACCATTGAACCTGATATTACGGAATAACTTTTTAAAGAAACTATTTTAACGATTCAGGAGATTTAAATGAGTAAATTGAATTTAGAAATCAGTAAAAACGAGATTGAATTACAAGTCAGTATTTTACCTGGTGAAATTTTTCGTGGAGAGAAAGGAGAACAGGGTGAAAGAGGAGAGACAGGTGAAAGAGGTATGAACGGGAAGTCAGCCTATGAAATTTGGCTGGAAGCCGGACATAGTGGCACAATAGAAGATTTTTTGAACTTCATTAGAGGTGAGAAAGGAGAAAAAGGTGAGAATGGTGAAGATGCTTTAGATTTTTTCTCTGTGTTAACACCGGAAAACCTTAATGTCTTTTATCAACAAGCTAGAGAAAAAAATTATCGTTTAGATACAAGTGAATTGGATAAGTTGATTAAACGCCATTTTCTAATGTATGTAATCAAGCAGAGCGGAACACCATTTCCGGAATACTTCATTACACCGGGTTATAATCCACAACTGACGATGTTAGAGAATGATAATCCTGTAGAAACGATAAGATACAGCGCCAATTACCGAATCAAACTTACTGGGCTAAGCGTTGATACAGCCTATCAAATTAATCAAAATCCTAAAATTTTAGTTTCATCTAGTGTTACAGAAATCACTTTAGCTGCGGATAATCAGCAGTTTAATATTGGAGAAAATGAGATACGTTTCTATCTAGAAAATGGTGCATTTTTCACAAAATACCGCTTTTTTATTGAACCTATTGATTATGATGTCCAAAATAAAGAGCGTTTTGCCGTAATTAATGCCGTCACTGCCTCAGAATTTATGAAACAACTTAAGTTATTGCCATCTACAAAAAATGAAATCTACGCACCTAATTTAACAGAAATGGAACGAGTCAAAGTAGTAAATTATTACGCTCAAGAAATTGATGAGAATATCAACCATTATAGAATTTATGTGTGTGAAGATGGAGAATACATCGAAGATGAACGACTTGATGTCATTTATGACAAGCTTGATCAGGGCATTAAGTTAAGTTACACGCTATATCCAACTTATGGCATAACTATTAAACCTAGCCCAAGTGATGTTGGTATTGATGATAAGCGTGCTGTAGAATTACTTACTTCTTACGCTCAATCAAACCCGCAAGATCAATTATTAAAACGAGGTTGGCGAGTAGCGACATTGACATATAGCGATGATTTCATTAGTGAGGGAGGTAGAGAATATCGTGATACCTACTTAGAGGCAGATTCTTTGATACCATCTTCCGAAGGGGTATTATGGCCACATCATCAAAAAACTTTTGAATTCACAGGAAAAGGTGGTTATCCAATTGAGATTGGATAAAACCTTTAAAGGACTTTAAAAGTAATTTCCCTATTAATTGTGAAATACTAAATTACAAGGAAGCAGTGCTGAAGTAGAGCAGCAGTTATTGGGATAATTTACATAGCATAATCAAGCTATGTAATCGGAATAAAAAAAATAAACCCCGATTGCGACCAACAATCGGGGTTTTCTTTACCCCTTATCCAAGTTTAGCAAACTAAGGAGCAATTTTGATTAAGTATACACCAAAACATCAAGTAAAGGTAGGTGGAAATATGAGTAAAGAAGGCGCAGATAAAGTTGGAAAAATGTTAGCCACCGCAGCAATAATTTTTGCATTAGGCTTTGCTATTTGTGCTATATGTATTGGGATTAGCTATCTTATACGATAATTAGATAAAGTGTAATAAATCAGCCCTGTATTTTGATATTAAAGTATCTTGCGGATCATCTGCGGATCATTTTAGGTTGTATTACAGTGATATAAAAATGATGCTTATATTCATAAATCATTGTTTTTATTATTATAGTTATATCACTGTTATATAAAATTTGGTGGAGCTGGGGGGATGCCAACCTCCGCTGACAAAACTATTATAGTTCACTTAATTTTTTCTAACAAACGTTCATAAGGTGTTTTTCCTCCGATGGCTGAATGCGGTCTAGCATAATTATAAAATGCTTCCCATTCAGCAAGTTTTTGGTTTTGTGACTTTTTTGTGACTACTTTCGTACAAAAACAATGAAAATAAGATAAAACATACAGTATTTTTTGGAGTGGGCCGCTCTGTAAGTCATTGTTTATATTGGTAATTTTATTTGAAAGATTTTGCAATTAACGCACTTCTAAGCCGTAGGTCATTGGTTCGAATCCAATAGGGCGTGCCATTTCAATAAGTTCCTTTTAATATAAATTATGCTTTTCTTTGTCTAATAACAGTTTGATAAGAAATGCGTGCTATGAAGTGGGCTTAAGTTAGGTTTGCCTTTTGATAGTAAACTTAAATAGGTAAAATAAGTTTTTAATGATTAATCCCTTTTGGCAAAAAGGCGTAAATCATTACATAGTTTCCAACCACTAAGAATTTTACTGAATGTCCATTTTTAAGAGGATATAGATGAAATTTTCCATCTGAATAGGCAGGTGCAATATAGCTTAATTTATCAGCAAGTCTTTCTATTTCATCAATAAATTGTTCTGCGACTACGTTAGATTGGCTTTGAGCTAAAATATACTCCGCTTTATCTAGAAGTTGAATTCGTGCCATTTCTGACCAGAGAACAATATAATCTTGCTTCATCGGTTTAGTGCCTGACGTAGTTCAGCCATGATTTCTTCGTGCGAATAGGTTTTTATCTTGCCATTTAAAACACTTTGCAAAAAGCGTTGTTCTTCAGTTAATGATTGTTGAAAAACTGATAACACTTTTTCTTGGAAACTGTCTTGTTGGGCTGTTTTTGCTTGAGTTTCTCGCATAAGATTTCCTTTTTTGTAAAGTGTCTATGTTAATTTCGCACTATTCTAAATTGTACTTTTCACAGAAGCAAGAATAAAAAAGGCGTTCATTTCTACCCTATTTTTGTCTTTATTATTGATTCTTTTTCTATGACTTAACAGTCACCCCCCTTTTCTTTATAATAGTCAGAATTTTTTTATTTATCAGTTAAATGGCGAAATTATTATGTCGGAAATTGCAACAACACAAGAACCCTCCATTATCATTGGTATTGCCGGCGCTTCAGCATCAGGCAAAAGTCTAATTGCTTCAACAATTTATAAAGAGCTTTGTGAAGAGTTGGGCTGTGAAGAGATCGGTATCATTTCAGAAGATTGTTATTACAAGGATCAAAGTCATCTGGATTTTGAAACCCGAACCAAAACCAATTATGACCATCCTAATTCAATGGATCGTGAATTGTTGTTACAACATTTACAATCATTAAAAATGGGCGAAGCGGTTGACATTCCGGAATATAGTTATGTTGAGCATACTCGCACCGGAAATACCAGACATTTTGAGCCGAAAAAGGTGATTATTCTTGAAGGTATTTTGTTATTGACTGATGAACGTATTCGTAACGAAATCAATGTTTCCATCTTTGTGGATGCACCGTTGGATATCTGTTTTATCCGTCGCTTAAAACGAGATATGGAAGAGCGCGGCAGAACAATGGATTCCGTAGTAGAGCAGTATCGCAAAACCGTTCGTCCAATGTTTTTCCAATTTATCGAGCCGTCAAAACAGTATGCGGATATTATCGTGCCGCGTGGCGGAAAAAATCGTATTGCAATAAATATTCTTAAGGCGCAAATTTTACAATTACTTCGTAAAAAATAGTGGAAAGGTGAAGTGATGAGATTATGTGATGTCGATATTGAACGCTATTTGGATGAAGGGAAGATCGTTCTCACTCCACGTCCGGACAGCAGTAAAATTAATGGTGCAACGGTGGATGTGCGTTTAGGCAACTCTTTCCGTGTATTTCGCGACCATTCCGCCGCTTATATTGATTTAAGTGGCCCGAAAGAGTCGGTAACGGCACAATTAGAGCGTGTGATGAGTGATGAAATCATCATTGAAGATGGCGAACCGTTCTTTTTGCATCCGGGCGTATTGGCATTGGCGAGCACTTATGAGTCGGTTAAATTACCGAGTAATATTATCGGCTGGTTGGACGGACGTTCGTCTTTGGCACGCTTAGGCTTAATGGTTCACGTTACGGCTCACCGTATTGATCCGGGTTGGGAAGGGCGAATTGTGTTGGAATTTTACAATTCCGGTAAATTGCCGTTGGCATTGCGTCCTAAAATGGTGATCGGCGCATTGAGTTTTGAAGTGTTAAGCGGCGAAGCGCAAAGACCATATAACAGTCGCTCCGATGCAAAATATAAAAATCAGCAAGGTGCGGTGGCGAGTAGGATAGATAAGGATTAATTATG